TATTGCTGCATCAGTTAACTCTATCAATTTTTCTGTTCCTGTCTATTCGTATATTATTTATAAATAGGAATGTATAGCAACAACAATTAACAATGATATGGAGTGAAAATGTCAAACAACCTTAAGGCTCTAACCAAAGAGCACCACGATAACGCTGAAAGAACCGAATTCGCTGATATGCTATTAGGTGGAAACATACCACCAAGGTTATATCAACAATACCTACATGCTCAACTAGCTAACTATTCAGCACTAGAAAGTGTTGTAGAAGTTCCAATGGAGCTTGAGTCAATATTTAGATCAACTCAGATTGAAGAAGACTTAGTTGAACTTGAAGCAACTTATGATTTAGATGAAATCGAAGAGCAATTGAGAAGTGTTATACAATATGAAAAGCATGTCAATATATTAGCTGAAAAGAATAATACAGACGGACTCTTGGCTCATCTATATGTTCGACATTTTGGTGATGCACATGGTGGTCAAATTATCAAAAGGAATATTCCTGGATCTGGTCAAATGTACGAGTTTGAAGATCGTAAAGCGCTGATCGCTGGAGTACGTGAATTACTACATGACGGAATGGAAGAAGAAGCAAAACATTGTTTTGAATTTGCAGAAAGTATGTTCCATGAGCTAATCGAAATGTATCACGAAAATCCAGAAGATTACGATAGTAGCGACACAATCTTGGCTGAAGCAATGCCAAACGATCATTACGACTCATGATCGAATCAGAATTATTCGCCGAGCTAAGGCATTTAGCTGATCAGTTGTGTAGCTTATTTTCTAAGAATTTAGAAAAGTACGATAACGATAAACATATTCATACAGATGATCTGCCTGGGTGGAAAGATCATTTTTGGAAATCAAATAATATTCGTAAAGCTCATCTTAAAACAATAGAACCAGTTGGTAAGAATAAAATGTGGCTCATGCACATTAATGTCTTTCCTAGTATCTACTGTGATATGCCGATCTTTGGTTTAGATATAGTAGCTACTCCTAATAAGGTAAGCGGTGTCTTTTGTGATTATAGTAAAACATATAATGGTTTTTCTACTGATCTAATGCAAGAATATTTCCGTGAGACTGTTAAAGATTTAAGTTGGAACAGAGAACGTGAGCTACCACCTTGGGCTAAAGAAATATTCTCGGTTGACATGATGGCAGCTGGTTCTGTTAGGCCTGGAGAAGAGTTAGATCAATTGTGTGAAACCGCACTTAAACTAACAAGCTTTTATTTAGAAAGTTCATCTATAGTTCCTTACAAAACAAAAATTGATACAACTGCAGCTCAAAACAAATACTGTGAAAACCAGAAAATGAATAAGATGCTACACAGCTCTATCCTTGCAATGGGGATTCCAGAAGATGTGAAGGATCAATATGTAGATAATGTTCTATTTGAAGTCATAAAGTAGTTGACAAACACTCCAACTTGTGATATAATATATAATCTAAAGTACGGAATACTCTGTACTTAGGACACACATATACACAAGGAGAAAATATGTCAAACCCAACATCCGGATATGAGATCCGCGCAAATCTATTAGTGCAAGCTCAAGACCTACTAGAGCGTAACATTGATAGGAAAGTTAACTCTGTTCATTCATTCAATGACAGTAACCCAGAAGCAACTAAAACGATTCCAGCTAAGCAATTAAAAGCTAGTGAGATCATCGCAGTTGCCAATGAGCTTTACTCTTTCGTAGAACAAAAGTAAAATAACTGTTGACAAACGCAGTAAACTGTGTTATAATATATGGGTTGGGTATGATTATTCAACCCATTCTTTATTCACAATTACCAAAAATAAAGGTTGACAAATGGCCCAATATGGTATATAATAAAGGGATATTATGACAAAAAAGCAAATAGGAGATTCAAACATGGCAGTTGTGTTACTGACGCCAGATAAGATACACCATGAAATCTCAAGACAACTATCTAGAGGTGTTCCTTATATTGAAGCACTTGTAGATTTCGCTGAGAAGAATAACTACGAAATAGAAACTATTGCTCAAATTGTTAAGAAAAGCTCAATACTTCGTGAGAAGATTAGAACAGAAGCTATCGGCCTTAGAATGGTAAAGGTTGATGAACAAAAAGCAAACCTAGACGACCTATGTAATGATAAATGATGAAGGCTTTGAAACTTACGTAAATTACTTGGCGTTGAAGAAACACTTCACAAGTGATGCTTACGACTATGTAAAGTACAATGGAAAGATCAGAGCATCAATCGATAAATTTCGTACTCGTAATGATGCATACTTCTTTTTGAAGTTGTCGAAAAAAGAAGATACAGTCAACTATATGTTGGCAAATTTTATAAATAATCCAAATATCTGGATAAGGCAGATGCTAGACAGCGAAGCCGAATACAGATACAACGATTGGAGGAAAAAGATTGAGTCATTGACTTATACTTTTAAATCCGAGCTGAAACATCTTAAAGATGACTATCAGCAAAACTTTATATCACGAGATGGTCAACATCCGTATATCATGACACAGTATTGTCAGAAGAAGATTTCATTAGAGACCTTCACTATTCTGACTCACGCTGCCAATATTTTTGAGTATTGGAGTGAAAAAGTAGTTGACAAAATTATCTCACGTGATATAATAAGACTATCAAGAAAGTATAAACCTTTCTTGTTATACGATGAAAAGAAGTTTAAGGACATAATTCGTGTCCACTTCGATGTGTAATACTACGCAAATATAACGCTATATTAAAGGAGAAACAACTATGGCACCTACTAACTTTGCTTCGCTCAAGAAGAATCGTTCGAAATCTCTAGAATCACTGAATGCTCAGCTCGATAAGATTTCATCTAAATCATACCAAGACCCTAACGCAGGGAAAGTCTGGAAACCAACAAGAGATAAAGCTGGAAATGGCTTTGCAATTATTCGTTTCCTACCAGCTACCGAGGGCGAAGAAATGCCTTTCGTAAGAGTTTGGGACCACGGCTTTCAAGGCCCTACTGGTTTATGGTATATTGAAAACAGCTTGACTACTATCAACCAAGACGACCCAGTATCAGAGTTTAACTCTAAACTTTGGAATACAGGTGTTGACGCTGATAAAGACCAAGCTCGTAAACAAAAACGCAGATTGAAGTATACTTCTAATGTGTATATTGTCAAAGACCCTAGCAATCCGGATAATGAAGGCAAAGTCTTTATGTATTCGTTTGGTAAGAAAATCTTTGATAAGTTGAATGATCTAATGAATCCGACTTTTGAAGACGAAGATCCAGTAAATCCGTTTGACCTGTGGGAAGGCGCTAACTTTAGACTTAAAATCCGTCAGTTTGAGGGTTACCCAAACTACGATAAGTCTGAATTCGATGCACCGTCTCCGCTGTTAGATGACGATGATGCAATGGAAGCTGTATGGACACAACAACATTCTTTACAGTCTCTTGTTGAAGAAGGCAACTTCAAAACTTACAGTGAACTCAAGACCAAGCTCTTTAGAGTATTGGACCTTGCAGCTGAAACTCCTGAAGTGGCAGCACCGTCACCTTATGAAACTACTACCACAGAATCAGACGATCTTGATATTTCAAGCTCAATTAGAGAAGCATCACCTGCGACTCCTGATGTAGCAGAAAGTAGTAATGCATCTGTTGATGATGATGACGATGATCTTGCAATCTTTAAAGATCTCGCCAGAGGCTAAACCAGAGTGGGGCTGCTTACTCAGGGCCCCACATTTACAGGAGAAAGTATGTCAACTAAACAAACAATCGACATGACCAATTTTGATTTTGGCTTTACAGCCATGACAGAAGATGAGTTATCAGTAGTACAAGAAAGTAAAGCTCAAGTAGAAGCATCATCAGCAACAGCTGAAAGCGCAGCTGCCAAAGCTCAAATCATGTACGAAGCTGTAATTCCATTGTTAAACAATCTCAAGGCTAACCCAGAAAAAGATTATATCTACTGGCCTAACCGTTACGAGAAACTTGACGCTTTTGCAGATCAATTACATCAAATTCTAAGCGGAGAATAAATTATGAGTCTATTAGACAAAATGTTGAAGGCGGGGTCAGTCAAAGGATCGACTGTCCTATCTAAATCGTCCTTCTTTAATGTTAAAGATCCGATACAAACAGAACTTCCTATTGTGAATATCGCTTTCTGCGGCTCACTTAAAGGTGGTTTACTACCCGGCTTGACCGTAGTAGCAGGTGAATCAAAGAGTTTTAAAACTTTGCTTGGCCTATACTGCATGAAAGCTTATCTAAAGAAATATCCAGAAGGTGTTGCAATCTTATATGACTCAGAGTATGGTATTACTCCAGAGTATCTTGAGAGTTACAACATTGATACTGACCGTGTTATTCACGTTCCAATCGAAGACGTAGAGCAACTTAAGTTTGACGCTACTAAACGACTAGACGAGATTGACAAGGGCGATAAAGTCTTTATTATGATCGACTCTATTGGTAACTTGGCCTCTCGTAAAGAAGTACAAGATGCTCTAGATGAGAAATCAGTTGCTGATATGACAAGAGCAAAACAGCTTAAGTCACTATTCAGAATCGTTACACCTAAGCTAACTGGTAAAGATATTCCAATGGTTGCTATTAACCATACCTATAAAGAAATCGGTCTGTTCCCTAAGAACATCGTTTCAGGTGGTACTGGTATTTACTATTCAGCTAATCAGATCTTTATTATATCTAAATCTCAACAGAAAGAAGGTACTGACCTTAAAGGGTTCAAGTTCACAATTAATATTGAGAAGTCTAGGTATGTTAAAGAAAAAGCTAAACTACCATTTACAGTATTGTACGATACAGGTATTCAGAAATACTCAAGTCTATTTGAATTAGCACTTGAATCTGGACACTTATGTAAAGCTAACCAAGGGTGGTACAACGTAGTTGACCAACGAACTGGTGAAGTAATTGAACCAAAGCGTAGGCTGAAAGATATCGAAGCTGATACTCCGTTCTTTGAAGGGCTGATCGCTGATGCTAAGTTTAACGAGTATGTTGAAAGTAAATTCAAATTAACTACACTTGAAATGGGAGAAGCTGAAGATGATAGAGAAGACGATCTTATCGAATCTGATACTGAATGAGGAGTATAGCCGAAAGGTATTTCCTTATCTCAAAGATGATTACTTTGAAGACTTGTCCTATCGTAAAATCTTTAATACCGTTACCGAGTATGTAGAACAATACAAAGAGCCTCCCACCATAGAGGCTCTGCGTTTGTCACTTGAAAAACGTAAAGATCTTAACGAAGATACTTATACCACTATTCAATCTTTACTTGGAACGTTCTCAGCAGACGAGACAACCAATCAACAATTCTTACTTGACGAGACTGAAAAGTTCTGCCAAGACAAAGACTTGTACAATAGTATCCGTAAATCTATTCTGATACTTGATGGTGAAGAAGGTGAAATCGATAAAGGAAGTATACCAAAACTGTTATCAGATAGTCTTGGCATTAGCTTTGACTCAAGTGTTGGTCACGACTTCCTCGAAGATGGCGATGATCGTTATGAACATTACCACAGAAAAGAAGAACGTATTCCCTTTGATATTGATATCTTAAACAAGATTACCAAAGGTGGCTTACCTCGTAAATCAATGACAGTATTACTTGCTACGACTGGGGGTGGTAAATCACTGCTCAAATGTCACATGGCAGCTAATCATTTGATGTATGGTAAGAATGTTCTCTACATTACTATGGAGATGGCCGAAGAAGAAATTGGTCGTCGTATTGATGCTAATATCATGGATATCACAATGGACGAAGTGAACGAGATTCCTCGTGATGTTTATGATAAGCGATTAGCTAGATACAAAACTAAAACTACTGGTAAGCTTATTATTAAAGAATATCCTACTGGTTCTGTTCACTCTGGTCATTTTAGACATCTACTAAATGAACTTGAGATGAAGAAAAACTTTAAACCTGATGTGATATTCCTTGACTATCTTAACATTTGTGCTTCATCTCGCGTATGAGTTGCTGCAGCAGCAAATAGTTATAACCTTGCTAATAGTATTGCTGA